AAATATATTTTGAGAGCCGATAAAAAAGGCAACAAGAAACAGGATTTGGAAAAATCCCTGTGGTATATCAAAAGAGAATTAGACAAATTTCAGGGATGATTGAAGAAATAAACATCAAATTGGTAATTCCACATCCAAACAATCCGAGATTGATTAAGGATGACAAATTCAAAAAATTGGTGAAGTCCATAAAGGAGTTCCCAGAGATGCTACAATTGCGCCCAATTATCGTGGATGATAATTGTGTGGTGTTGGGTGGGAATATGAGATTGCGTGCCTGTATTGAAGCCGGATTGAAGCGTGTGCCAATTATTAAGGCATCGGCATTGACAGCCGAACAACAGAAACGTTTTATTATTACCGACAATGTGGGATTTGGTGAGTGGGATTGGGATTTGTTGGCTAATGATTGGGAAATGGCTGATTTAGAGGATTGGGGATTGGATTTGCCGATTTATAAGGAATTAGGGGAGGATTTGCCGGTGGATAATGAGAATGAGCCAAAGGATAAATTTGTGATTGAGGTGTCGTTTGAATCTGAGGAACAAAGGCAAATGGCATACAAACATTTCATTGAAAATGGACTAAATTGCTTTTGCAAAAAATAAATTATGGCAGTACCTAAAAGTGTAACGAAATTAAATAAAAAACGGATGTTGGAGGCCCTTGAAAAGTCATTGGGCATTGTCACATCCGCTGCAAAGATTGCAGGGATACACAGGGCGCAGCATTACGAATGGATCAACATTGATCCAGAATACAAAAAGGCAGTTGATGATTTGGCTGATATGACATTGGATTTTGCTGAATCGCAGTTGCATAAGCAAATCAAAGATGGCAACACAACAGCCACCATTTTTTATTTAAAGACCAAAGGCAAAAAGCGTGGATACATTGAACGCACGGAGGTTGTACACGAAACCGGCATAGAATCTGCCATAATAGAATGGACACCGGCACAAATCGAAAACGAATAGCGCAGAAATGCAACATTCAGTTTTATCAGACATTAAACAGCACCAAAAGAATCAAAGTTCATCAGGGCGGTACACGTTCGGGAAAAACTTATGCCCTGTGCCAATATCTGATTTATAAATTGACATCATCCAAAAAACCATTGGTGATTTCTATTGTACGTAAAACATTGCCGGCATTAAAAGGATCGGTGATGCGTGATTTCCTCGAAATATTGGAAATATTGGGAATCCTTTATGTGGGCCAACACAACAAATCCGAAAACACATACACGTTTGGCAATCACGTTGTGGAATTTCTTTCAGTTGATGAGCCACAGAAAATCAGGGGTAGAAAACGAAATATTTGCTATTGCAATGAGGTCAATGAATTAGATCACGAAGATTTCCGGCAGTTATTAATGCGTACAACGGATGAAATGATTTGCGATTTTAATCCATCTGATCCGGTGCATTGGATTTATGATGAAGTGATTACACGTGATGATTGTGATACGTGGATCACAACGTACAAAGATAATAAGTTCCTGCCGGCTGAATTGGTGAAAGAAATCGAAAGATTAAAAGCGAAAGATCCGGATTATTGGAGGGTGTACGGTGAGGGAAAACGTGCGGTGTTTAGTGATCGCCAGATATTTCCTAATTGGCAATTTATTCCAAAGGATGAATTTCCTGAATTTGATGATGTGTTTTATGGCCTTGATTTTGGATTTAGTCACGATCCAACGGCCATTGTACAATTGGCAAAGGTTGGTGATAAATTGTACATCCACGAAATTATGTACAAAAAGGGAATGACAAACCGGGACATTGCCGACTTCCTAAAAGAAAAAAAACTAAATGAACACATAATTTATTGCGAATCAGCAGAACCAAAATCAATTGAGGAATTGCGGCAGATGGATATTTTAGCAGTTCCTGCAATAAAAGGTGAGGGATCAATAAAGGCCGGAATTAGTTTATTAAAGGAACACGAGGTGATTTGTTCATCTGAATCACAGAATTTGCACAATGAATTTCAATTTTATTTTTGGGAGCAATTAAAGGATGGAACGATTATAAATAAGCCAATAGACAAACACAATCACCTAATGGATGCAATCCGATATGGGGTTTATACTAAATACAAAAACCGTTCTGATTTTTTTGTGGTTTAATTATGTATTTTTGAGAAAAAAAAGCAATACAAATGGCATCAATCATTGATACATTCAAACAATCCATTGCCAAAGCATTATCAAGCGGCACAAACGAGGCATACAATAAACTGATATACACGTGGCTAGGCACGAATATCATAATGAATGAGGATAATGATTCCACATACATTCGTGATGGTTATCAACGAAATGCCACCATTTATTCAATCATTAACCTGATTGTTAAGGCAGCCACAACAATCCCTGTTTCTGTTTACCGTGTCACAAACGAAGGCACAGCAAAGCAATACAAGGCAATGACATCAGGTGTGATGGATGGCCCTGCAATTTACAAGGCCAACATATTACGCAAAAGAGCATTTGAGGAAATAAAAGATTCGGATTTAGAAGCATTATTGAGCAGACCAAACCCGGCACAATCATTTTCAGCGTGGTTAGGTGAAATCGTTGCATTTGGTAAATTAACCGGAAACCGTTACATCTACGGCATCGGGCCAGATTCAGGGCCAAATCAGGGTAAATTTACGGAGTTGTACAATTTACCATCACAATTGGTTGAAATCGTTTCAGGTGGTGTGATGCAACCGGTGGCAGGATACAAAATCCAATATAATTCAATGATTGAGGTTGCGCCAGAATATATTTGCCACATCAAAGATTTTAATCCGGATTACGACAGCAGCGGTTCAAACCTATATGGCCAGTCACCTTTGCGTGCCGGCCTACGTGTTTTATCGGCCAACAATGAAGCCGTGACCACCGGATTAAAATATTTACAGAATCAAACATCACGTGGTATGTTGATTTCAAAGGATGGCAATTTGACTGAGGTGCAAGCGCAGGCATTAAAAGACAAATTCAGAAAAAATTATCAGGGTGCAACAAACGCAGGTGATGTGATTATCACACCAAAGGATTTGAGTTGGGTGAATTTTGGTTTGTCAGCATCTGATTTGTCATTGATTGAGCAATACAATGGAACGGTGAAGGATTTGTGTAATTTATACAACATCCCTGTGCAGTTGCTAAACAACACAGATGCATCCACATATAACAATATGAAGGAGGCTAAAAAGGCATTATACCAAAATGCGGTGATTCCAGAATTAATCAAAATTCGTGATGAATTAAACCGTTGGTTAGCACCTAAATTTGGCAAAGAATATTTCATTGATTTTGATTTCACGGTAATAAGTGAAATGCAAGAGGAAGTGGACAAATTGGTGTCACAATTAGCAGCAGCGTGGTGGGTTACACCAAACGAGAAACGTGATGCAATGAATTACGCAGTTGATTCAGAAAATGCATTTATGGATGACTATTTCATCCCGGCTAATTTAATGCAACAAAATCCAACAATGCCGGCATTGGAAAATCCGAAGCCATTAAACGTTTAGTTTATGCCGTTGCCAAATCCACAGGAAGGTGAAAGCCGGAATGATTTTATGGGCCGTTGTGTCATTGATCCTAATATTATCAATGATTTTGATACCATTGAACAGCGTGTTGCGGTTTGTAGCACGTTGTATGATCCACAGAAAGAAACAAAGGCGCAGGATGATTGGGAGAATGATTTTGAAAACCAATTGACCAAAGCGGAACGCACATCAGTTCGTGATTTTACGGAGTTTTACAAGGCCGAATACAATGATGCCATTGACCTTTATTTAAAGGTTGGGCAGATGACACAGGCCACAGCACAGGGATTTTTTCAGGATGCCAAATACATTGATATGTATGAGGGGATGTATTCCAAAATTGGTTTGCAATTTGCCAATTGGTATTCCAAAAACGTGCAGAAATATATGCCAAAAGCCGATCCGGCCAATATGCAATCCATTTGGCGCAATGCATTTGCGTTTATGGGGCGACAGGTGGCAGGACAAAGGGTGACAATGGTTTCATCCACAGCACAGGCAACATTGACAAACACAATTCGCCAATTTATGGCCGATCCTGTTTTCCAATCAGCCGGTGAAAAGGTGCAATCAAAAATGTTGCGCCAAAAATTTGATGGTTTAGCAGATTATCAGGCACGCAGGATTGTTAGAACGGAGGCAACGAACGCAGCCAATTATGCAACCGAGCAGGCAGCGGTCAATTTGTTTGCAGGTCAGGATTTAACAAAAACGTGGCGATCAGGATTTGATGCACGTGTTCGTGATGCACATCGTGAAGCCAATGGACAGGTTGTGCCATTTAATAGCAAATTTTCGGTTGGTGGTGAGTCATTACAAAGGCCGGGCGATCCTAATGGATCAGCAAGCAACGTAATAAATTGCCGTTGTTCAATGATTGTATTGCCAAAGGCAGATGCAAACACAATTGGTGCGCCAATCACAGACATTGGATTTGGTATTGCACAGGCAACCGTGATTGATGCAATTATTGGTGCAGATGTAATCACCGGAACAACAGGTGCAATTGTGGCAGGCGAAAACATTGACGGATAAAATTAATTTTTACGTTCGGTTTTCTAATTAGCTATTTGCCATTAGCAGGCGGAACAATGACGGGTGTATTGTATGGTAATGGATCAGGTAATTTTTACATTTATAACTATGCCCGAATAGGGTTACCGAATGCAGGCCGTATCATTTACAATAATGGTACAGGATCAAATATGTTTTTTGGAGAAATTGCTGCGGATGTTTATGGATTTACAGGTAATTTATATTCAGATACCCCAACAATTTCAATGAATGTAAGTTCACAAAGGGTTGGTATTGGAACATCCACAGACGCAGGCTATAAACTTGATGTGAATGGTACGGGGAGGTTTAGTGGAAAAACAATAATCAGTGCTTCTATATCAAACGATGTAGCACTAGATGTAGTAAATACTAATACAACAAACGGATATGGACTTGCGGTAAGAGGGGGTGTTGGAAGTACATCTTATGCTTTAAATGTAGTTAATGCTGCGAATACAGTTGATTTGTTTAAAGTAATGGGCTCAGGCGCAGCCACGTTTTCGAGTAGTGTTACAGCAAATGCAACAAGTGGAAATTCCTATTTAGGTTTTAGGTCACAATATGATACTGATTCAAATTATAGATTAGATTTAACACAAATTGTTTCTGCAGGTTTAGTTAAACATTCATTTAATGTAGTTAATGCAGGAACATCTTATAATAATAATCTAGTTTTAGATAGAGGCAACGTAGGCATCGGAACGACTTCGCCTACAGGAAAACTACAAGTTAAGGGAGATTTAATAATAGAAAGAAGCTCT